AATGGGGATTCCCAAAAGGCCGCCGCTTGAAATGCGAGAGCGATCAAGGATGTGCCGAACGTGAATTCTTCGAAGAGACGAATATCATACGATCGTCGTATACGATGGTGTCAGGGATTCAGTTGGAAGAAACGTTTGCCGGAACCAATGGAATCATGTACCGCCATAAATATTTCGTGGCAGTCATGTCCCGCCCCGATCGCATTGATATTCATCAACGCTTCACCAATATGCAGAAGCGGGAAATCTCAGCGATTGGATGGAAGACCATGGCGGATTGTATGAATCTTACTCGGCCACAATATACCCAGCGGCATGCCATGCTCCAAACCCTCTCACAACTCGCTGAAACCCTTGAAGTTCGTCTCCCGAAGGAATAATAAGAGATGGCCATATTTGCTTTGACAACAGGACGTGAATGGGGAATTATGATCGGCGTTGGACTAGGCCTCTACGCATTCTTTTTCCTTCTAGGATTCGGGTTTTCGGCAGCGGCTACCTTTCAGAGCTGTGAGAAAGTCGACGCCGCAAAGAATGCCAAGCATGGAGCCATCTGGGGTGCTTACCCCGGTATAGCATGGTTCATTATCCGAACCTTTGAGATTCTCCGTGTCCAGTTCGACCGGTTCTATCGCAGTTTTGATTCTACGGCGGAAGGGATGGAGCGGGCGGGATGGATATCTATTGGATACTTCCTTACGCTCGCATGTGTCGTGGGAATGTATGGTCTTGTTGGTGACTCTATTACCGATGTATGTATTCCCAGCGTGGATGAAGCGACACAGTTCAAGCAGAACATGCTGGAGCAGAAAGCCAAAAAGGATGCAGCCATCAAGGCCGCCCAAGAATCAACACCAGCCGTCAAACCGGTAGAAGATAATGCACCAGTAGGTAAGAAGCAATAGCCAGCATAATGATCCACCACCAGAGGGGGAAGACCGTGGAATCCTTGCGCCCCGCACCAAACTCCCTGACCCTTCCGCCATCAAACACAAGTGCCGGGCGGAAATACAGGAGGGCAGACACTAGAAAGAGGTAGATAGTGACCATCCATACACGGGGGTCTCCGTCCAAATTCATTGTATCATGAACGTATTTTATTTACGTTGTTGATACAATATGACCTCGGCATTCGTATTGCCGAACCGTAAAGCCTTTGCTGATTACATTGCCCGAATCTACCTAAAATACAGGAAAGACCCTGCCCCTGACGATGAGGGCGTTGACCTGTGTCTCCAACAAACTGGAAAGACGACTCGGGAACTCCTGCCCTACCAGAAACTTGTGCGAGACTACCTCTCCATTGAAACTCCGTATCGTGGTCTCCTAGTCTACCACGGTCTTGGGTCGGGAAAGACATGCTCGGCGGTCGGGGTCGCCGAATCCCTCTTGTCCAACAAGAAGGTTTGGGTCATGCTCCCCGCCTCTCTCCAGGACAATTTCAAGCAGGAGATCAGGAAATGCGGTGATGCCATCTACGTCCAGAACAATTTCTGGGAAGTACGTATCATTCGCACGGAGGCCGACAAGACCCCAGCACTCGCTCTTGGTATGTCCCTTGAGTTTTTGAGCAAGGGGCGGTATTTCGTGACGGTTCCTGGCAAGGAGTCTAATTATTCAACCCTGCCACGTGATGCCCAGCAGGGGATTGATGCCCAAATTGACGATCTCATTAAAACCAGGTATACCTTTATCAATTATAACGGTCTTACAGGCGAGAGTGTCCGGCGTATTGTCACCGACGACGACCCCCTGAAATCTAACCCTTTCGACAACTCGGTTGTCATCATCGACGAGGCCCACAACTTGATTTCACGAACCATCAATAATTCCGAGATCGGAAAACGGCTCTACGACTCCATCTACTACGCCAAAGACTGCAAGGTTGTCGCCCTCTCTGGAACTCCGCTGATTAACCGCCCCAACGAAATCGCTTACCTCCTCAACCTCCTTCGTGGCCCTATTGAACGTATCGTGATCCCCGTAAAGGAACTGCCGACATGGGACGAGTCGGGAATGAAGAAGTATTTCCGTAAGTTGCCGGAAGTGGATACCGTAGAATTCAACAGCGTGAAACGGTCTATCCAGATCACTCGTAACCCTGGTCATTTCAAGTCGGTCTACAACAAGGAGGGTGACCGTATTGCTGTTCAATATGATGAGGCAGTCACCTACAAGACCCCAGGCGATTGGGTGGATACGATCCGTGAATCGTTTGCGGCCACCTTCCCCGGCGGAGTTCTTGCGGCTCGTGAAAACATTAAGCGTGAAGCTCTTGAATGCCTGCCTACCGAATTTGCAGAGTTCATGAATACCTTTGTTGAGGGCCTGGACGTCAAGAACGCCATCCTATTCCAGAAACGTGTACAGGGTCTTGTGTCCTACTACAAGGGATCAGATGAACGTATGCTGCCCAAGCGGGTGGATGACGACAAGACGTTGGAAAAAATTGAGATGTCCGATGAACAGTTCAATCGCTACCTCGAAGTCAGGTGGAAAGAGATCCAGCAGGATTCTAAGAAACGCACGGGGGCATCTGCCCTCAATGAAGATATGAAGACCTATCGTGTCATGTCCCGCCTAGCATGTAATTATGCCGTGCCTCCCGATTTCCGCCAGCTCGCTGGAGAACAAGCCGTGGAAGACGACGAAGACGAAAAGAAGGCCCTGATTCTCGCCAAGTTGCGCGAGAACCCCGACAAGTATCTCCGTGACGAAGGACTTGCCACGTATTCACCGAAGATGCGTAAGGTCCTCGCCAATGTCCGTGCGACAACTGGAACAGAGAATTTCAAGAATCAGTTCATTTACTCCCAGTATCTCAAGTTGGAAGGACTCGGGATCCTTGCGGCCATTCTGGATGCCAACGGATACCAGCGTTACCGTCTCGTGAAAGAGGGAGGCAAGTACCGGGAAGCTCCCGATATGGACCCTGCCAAGCCCGCATACTCGTTCTATACTGGCGGAATCGATAAAGCCGAGTTGGGAATTACGCTTGCGATGTTCAATGAAGATTACAAGGGACTCCAGTCTGTCTACCCTGAACATGCCCAGAGTATGAAAGATAGTATTCTGAAACGGGGAGGCAAGAAACTTCTGTGTATCCTCATGGCTACATCCAGCGGTGCTGAAGGTATTAACCTGAAGAACGTCCGCCATCTCCACGTGATGGAACCTCACTGGAACCCTGCCCGACACGACCAGGTGATTGGACGTGGTATTCGCCTGTGTTCCCACGCCACCCGTCAAGTCTTGACTGCTGATTCTATCACTGTAGACACTGTGCCTCTGGAAGACCGGACAATCCGCATCTCGTTCTACGTGTCTGTCTTCTCGGCAGCCCAGGCAGCATCCAATACTGCTTACAATATTGTCCCAATTCGGCGGGCGGATACAGGATCTAAGAAGTATGATGCACCCGAAGGAGCACGGGCACCTGAAGCGTTCATGTCTAGTGACGAGTTCCTCTACGAAGTCTCGTATGAAAAGGAACGGATTACAGCAGGGATTACTCGCCTCATTAAACAGGCAGCAGTAGACTGTGAGGTCCACCGCAAACTCCATTCTCGTGAGAAGCCTGTCCTCCAGTGTATGCGGTTCGACAGCACGGCCAAAGGCGAGGATCTAGCATTCAATCCCAACATCAAGGACGATGAGCGGGATGCCTCGTATCTCAAAAACATGATGAAGCGGTCTCGTCGGATCCAGAAAGTTAAGATCAAGGATTTCATATTCTTGGTGGATCCGGATACCAAGGAAGTGTTTGACGAGTCGGCGTTTGGGGATAAACAACGACTACTCAAATTAGGGACACTCAAGGAAGATCGGATTCAGTTTTTCACGTATGATTAGATTCGATTACGCCTTCTTCTCTAGGATGCTCTCGAGGAACTCGTCGCAGATCTTGGACCACGGGCGGCTGCGAGCAAGGGCCACGCACTTCTCCGACGTCTCACGACCCAGCATTCCCACGGCCTTCTCTAGACCCTCGGCAACACTCTCAGCCGTCGCAGTATACTCCGTAAGACCCACACCTGCCGTCATCTGGAGATACGAATACGACGTGAGCGGCAGGCGCACGCTCGTCTCGTCCGTCATGAAGGCCTTGTAGCAATCCAGGTCTAGAACGACCTGCGGGGCACCCGTCGCCATGTGCTCCAGCTGGCACAGACCAAAGCCCTCGCCGTTCGACGTGTTCACACCGACATCGGCGATATTGTAGAGCTGATTGATCGCATCGTCATTGAAGTAGGCGGTCGGAGGAGTCGTGTCTACGATAGAGACACGGGTGCCATACTTCAGATTGTCCAGGCCCAGCAGTTCCAGCTCGTTGAGGTAGATCTGGAGAGGCTGGTAGAATGCACCGCCCTCGGGCTTGACACCCGTGACCATCAGGAGATGGTAGGGAGCATCGGGGAACTTCTTGAGTAGCCGGGCAAAGCCCATAATCGTGAGATCCAGACGCTTGCGCTGAGAATTGCGGTTCATGTTCAGGAACACTCGGGCATTCGGGGGAATGTTCAGGTTCTTGCGAATACCCGAACGCTCCGAATCCGACATGGGCTTGAAGACCAGGGCATCCACACCGTGCTCCATCACATCGATCTTGATGTTGGGCGTGGTGAGGCGGGTCATGAGGTGCTGCTTCCACGTCTCCGTGAAGCAGATAATACGGTCGGCGGCGTTCTCAATGTTGCGGAGCAGACCCATGTCGGCGCCCTTGTAGACCTGGTCCAGGTAGACCCAGAGCTTCCACGACTTGGTGACCTCCTTTGTCTGCTGAATAAACTGGTTGATGATGATGGGGTCGTTGTAGATCATGATGATATCGGGATTGACCGTCTCGACATACTCACGGAACTTGTTGAAGCCGAACCCCTGCTCCTTCGGGTCCTCGTTGGCGGCAGCATCATACTGGATCACGCCCTTGATCGGACGAGCGGGCTGGGGGAGACGGGCGGGGGTGCGCTGAAACCCGAAATGAAAGATCTTGACCAGTGGAGCCAAGGTCCCGAGCTGCTTGAGAAGGTTGTAGGATACCTTGGAATAACCCGTCACCTGCTCGGTATGCGTCGAAACAAGAAGGAAGCGAACGGGAGCCATTTTATGATTAACAATTTCTATCTGTAAATACAATGACAACTCCTATCCGTCCAAGCCAGCAAACACGCTTTACGAGTGCGTCTGAAGTGACGACGATGCTTAAGCGCACAGTTGTGAACAACTACTATGGAAACTACCCTCAGGATCAGAAGCGTGCATATGCGAGCACGTATACAACATTTCAGGGTGGAGCGGTGGCCAATGATATTGGAGAATCTCTAGTCTCCTTGATCCCGACATGCACGACAAACAGCCGGGGGTTTGTACTCTCCAGTAACAAGACAGTCGTTCCTACGGGAGAGAAGGCGACTCCGAACATGTATGTCTCTTCAAGGGCTTATATCAACAATCCTCAGTAGTAGGCTAACCCCGGAGCAACCCCATTCTCCTTCATTTTGGGAATCTTGGTGAACTCCGAAAACCTGTCCATGAACGGAATCGGAGGAATCGGATACAATTGATGAACCGAGTTGCCCGTGTATGCCTTCTGAATCACCCTGCGTGTCTGTGTCCCAATCCAGTCGTATCCGTAGCGAACGCTCATGTACGAGTGAATCAAGACAAGGATGACAAGCCCGCCAATAATGATATACGGCAAGTTCCGATACATTAATCATATCGTATAAGATAATATAGTATGCCGGGCGGCCTCATTCAACTCACTGGCTTTGGTGCCCAAAACGTTTTTGTCAATGGAAACCCTTCCATGACCTACTTCATCAAGATGTATAAACGCAGCACCAACTTTGCGATGGAGCATTTTCGGCTGAGTGTTGCCAATATTACGGATACGACACTACCAGGTGCCGGAAAGAAAACGTTTAACTTCCCCGTTCCTCGCTATGCCGATCTTCTACACGACTGCTACGTGTGTGTCCAGATCCCCGACATCTGGTCTCCACTCTCTGGATATGATCAGAACACATCCGAGGCATACGAAACCGCCTTCCAGTGGTCCCGCAATCTCGGGTTCAATATGATTGAAAGTGCGTCGGTTCTCTTCAACGGTAATGTTATATGTACGGTTACGGGCGAATGGATGAAAGTCAAGAGTTATCTGAAGAGTAACAAGACCCAGCGTGACAAGCTAGATACCATGGTTGGAAATACGCCAGACATGTATGATCCCGCCAATGCCCGTGGACGCCTGAACCAGTATCCTAACGCCATCAACGTCTCCGCCACAAATACTGCACCCCCCGCCCCTTCTATTCGTGGTCGTCAGTTAACAATCCCGCTCTCCTTCTGGTTCTGCGAAGAGATCGGTCAATCCCTCCCGCTTGTCAGTCTTCCCCAGACCGAAGTCGTGATTCAGGTGACCTTCCGTAATATCTACCAGATGTTCACGATCCTTGATACTCGTGGAAAGGCTTCTACCAATGCTACATTCCAGACTCGTATCGCAGGAAACCCCGGAGATTCGTTCCTTGGAATCCAGAATTACCTGTCCTACCCTGATACCCAGGGAAACCCTACGAACCCTTCACTGGTCAGCTGGAATCTTGATCCGTATGTTGAAGCCAACTACGTTTTTATGACGGACACAGAGCGTGCCCATATTGCCTGTAATGAACGCTCGTTCTTGGTGACACAGGTTCGGTCCGTCATAAACCATAATCAGTATGGATACAACGATGTCCTTATCCCCATGTACAATCTGTGCACTCGTGTCGTCTTCCTATTCCAACGGGAAGATCGGGCACTGGTGAACGACTGGGACAATTACACGAACTGGGATTCGATCTTTTATCCGCCAGTGCAGACATACCCCAGTGTTCTACCGACACTGACCGCACCTGCTACCCCCGATCAATGGTATTCTACCGGAATCCAGTTATTAAATTCTATGAACAATCAGGATATTCTACAGGAAGGAAACCTGGTGTTTGACGGAACTGACCGATTCGTCACCAAAAACATCAACTTCTTCCGGAATATTCAGAACTACCGGTTCTCAGAGGGAGATACGTCGTC